CCATCGTTTCCGACGCGATGGGCGCTGTCCCGAAGGGATACGCGATCACGGCCACCACCGCCGACGTGGCGAACGCGTGCGGCAGGCTCGTCGACGAGATCGACGAGGGAACGGCGTCACACGTGAGCTGCGGCGGGCAGAAGATGCTCGACTCGGCGTCGGCGTCGGTCGACAAGCGAAGAATCGGAAACTCCGGCGGCTGGGGCTTCGAAGGCCCCGGCTACGTCGTGATGGAGGCGTGCGCGCTCGCGCTGCTCGCGGCCCGCAGCTCCAAGAGGAACCCAAGGAGAAAGCAGATGATCCTATGACTGCGCAGGAAACGAGATACGACAACACGAACCTGCCGATGCCAATGTGCGACGGCATACCGGAGGCGTACAGGGACGACATCCGCGACCTGTTCGACACGTGGCACTCGGTGAGGGCCAGGAACTACTCCCTGACCCGCTTCTACACCATGCACAACAAGTTCGTAGACCTAGGGGCGGTGAAGCTGCCAAAGGGGCTGAACAAGGCCAAGGCCATCGTCGGCTGGCCAAAGAAGGCCGTAGACGTGATGGCCGTGCGGAGCAAGTTCGACGGCTTCGTGATGGCCGGCAAGCGCGACCCCGCGCTGGAGGCGGTCGTGAGCCGCAGCAAGCTCAGGTCGAAGTACGCCAAGGCGGCGAGGGGATCGCTCGTCCACGGCATCTCCTGCCTCGCGGTAGACGGCAGCGGCCCCAACACGCGGGTGCGCAGCTACTCGGCGAACCAGTCGTGCGTGATCTGGGACAAGGTCGAGGACCGTCCCGCATGCGGCGTCGTGTGCGCCGACGTCGACCGCAAGGGGTGCGCTTCGCGCTACGTGGTCTACGAGCCCGACGCGGTGCTCACGCTCACGAGGGGCGACCTGGTGAAGCACGGTGACTCCGCGACGTGGGAGTGGACGTGCAAGGTCGAGCCGAATCCCATCGGGCGGCCGCTGATCGAGCCGCTCGTGAACGACCCCGACGATGACAGGCCGCTTGGTCACTCGAGGATAACCCCCGAGGTCATCAGCATCACCGAGAAGGCCATGCGCGACGTGCTCAACATGGACATCGCTTCGGCGTTCTGGGCGTTCCCGCAGAGGTACATGCTCGGCGTGGAGCGCAACCTGTTCGCCGACGACGTGGTCGGCAAGGCCACCGTCACCGACGAGGACGGCGTCGAGGTCAAGCTGAAGACGCGCATGGAGACATACCTGGCCAGCATCCTCGCCCTCACGAGGGACGAGAACGGCCAGATTCCCACCGTCGGCCAGTTCAACCCGCTCGACCCGGGCGGTCTCATCAGGGTGTTCGAGAACGACGCGCAGCGCTTCAGCGGCGCCACGAACGTGCCGCTCGGGCAGCTCGGCGTGCTCTCCAACACGTACACGAGCTCGGACGCCCTGGGGGCGGCGAACGACCCGCTCATCCTCGATGTCGAGACCATGAACACGCACAACCGCGACTCGCTCGCCGAGATCGCGCGGATGGTCATGTGCGCGCAGAAGAGGTGCAGGCCCGACGAGCTCACCCCCGAGGAGCAGTCGGTAGAGGCGTACTTCCGCGATCCGAGCCAGCCGACGCTCGCGGCGCGCGCAGACGGCTGGACGAAGCTCGCGGCCGCCGACAACTCGATCGTCGGCACGCGCGTCTGGTACGAGGGTCTGGGCATGGACCACGCGACCATCGACCGCCTCGAGGGCGAGAAGGCGTCGCAGACGGCCACCGACGCGCTCGTGAAGATTGCCGAGAGCGTAGCCGGCGAGACGAAGCCCGAGGCCCAGGAAGGCCCGACGAGGCGCGCGACCATGTACGAGATCACGTCTGTCCTCGGGCAGTACAAGAGAGGCCAGCTCACGCGGCCCAACGCGCTGAGGATGCTCCAGTACATCGGCGTCGAGGACTCGGAGGCCGAGACGCTGCTCGCCGACGTAGACGACGGCGGCGGCGTGGACGAGGAGCTCGTCGAGGAGGCGGCGAACGGTGCCAGCTAAGAAGGAGAGGGAGCAGGACGTGATCGTGAAGAAGGCGAGAGACGGCCACGAGTACAGGATAACCAGGGTCCGCGACGAGAAGCCAGGGGGAGTGGCGCGGGGGCGTGATGCCCGATGAACCAGCGGATGAGGAGCGTCGAGCTCTACAACATGGACATCCTCGAGCGGGAGCCGGAGCTGATGGCCGTCGACGTGAAGCCCAAGCGCATGATCGGCTTCAACTACGCGAAGACGCGCGACATCTCGGATGCCTGCGTCCACTTCTTCCTGGACGACTACCAGTTCGAGAGGATTTGGCAGTACCCGACCAGGTACGGATACCTCATGAAGGCCGATTGCGTGTGCCTGCCCAACTGGAGCACGTGGGTCGATGCGCCCGAGGAGCTGCAGCGTTGGAACGTCTACCGCAATTCGGCCATAGGCGCTTGGTGGCAGGCGTACGGCATGACCGTCGTGCCGGTCTTGATGTGGGCCGACGAGAAGAGCTTCGAGTGGTGCTTCAAGTACACGCCAAGACACAGCACGGTCGCCGTGTGCGCGAAAGGAACCCAGAACAGCAAAGAGGGCAGGCTCGCCTTTGCCCGCGGCATGAACGCGGCGTTGGAGGCGTGCGAGCCGACGCGCGTGCTGCTCGTCGGCAATGCCGACTTCGACTTCGGCGGCGTTGAGGTCGTCAGGTACGAGGACGAGCAGATACGGAGGTTCGTGAGATGAGAGCGTACGAGGAGCGGTCGATCACGTCCGAGCCGAATCCGGGGGACGAGCCGATCGCCATGCTGCAGGTCAGGTACGGCTTCCGATGCAAGACGAACGGCGGTGGGAGCCCGCTCACGACGTCGAGTCCGTCCACGCCGCGCGTCCTGAAGGTGAGCGCGGTCTCGTCGCCGACGGGCGCGGCCGCTCAATCCCAGCAGTCCGCAGGTGGAGGGAACTCGGAGGATGGAACTTACAAGCAGTGGCGTCCCAACGATCCGATCTCCCAACAAGACATCAAGTCGGTGACGGGGAACTGGGTGGGAAGCTCGTCGAACGTGCGGCATGCGATTCAGGGCGATCCAGACAAAAAATCGGGCGTTACGGTGAAGCAAGCGCAGCAGTACGACGACTGGCTGAACAGCGGGAGCTATTCTGGTACAATATACAGAGGCAAGGGCGTTGAGCCCGATGTTCACCAGGCGATTCTCGCCATGAAGCCTGGAGACATGATCGGCCAGGATGGTCCGGCCTCGTTCTCGAAGAGCGAAAAGGTGGCATTGAAGTTTGCCGACGGCGGGTATTCTCCGTACAGCCACAACCAGAGAGTCGTCTTCGTTCTGGAGAAGGGCACGAACTGCGGACGGGACATCTCGACATCGGGTGGTTTGGGACACGAGAAGGAAGTCATCGTCGGTTCGGCGTCGAAGATCATCCTCACGAAGCCTGTGGAAACGAAGGTCATCGGCGGTAAGCATTTCACATACGTATACGGCGTGGAGATGAAAACCCAGTACACGCCGTCGAAGAAGCAACCGTAGGAGGTTGGCATGGCAGACAAGAAGAGCGGAAAGACAAGCAGCAACCAGGTGAAAGGCCAGAAGACGGACGAGAGGACCGCGAAGCGCGCCAGGGAGATCGCGCGCCAGGGCCTCGTCATCGAGTACGCGGACGGCAGGGTCTTCCGCAAGCACGACATGGACTAGCCGATGATCCCGTCCGACCTGTACGAGAGCTACGAGACGGCGCTCGAGGAGAACGACCGCGAGGCGCTCGCCGCGCTCGCCGCGATCATGGCGCAGCTCGACCGAGATGACAACGACGCGGTTCGGGACGCGCTTCTTATAGCGTTCCCCGCGCTCGTCGCACTGTTCGGCCAGCGCGCCGCGCAGGTGGCTCTTGAGTTCTACGAGGGCGTCCGAGAGGACGAGGGCGTGCAGGAGGAGTTCCACGCCACGCTTGCGCCCATAACCGACGACGACAGGGCGGTGTACGCCTCCGACGTGCGCCGGCTCATGGGCGGTCTCTACTCGGGCAGCTCCACCTTCGAGGCGTTCGAGTCCAGCATGCAGGGCATGGCAACGAAGCGGACGATGCAGATGGCCGACTCCACGCTCTACGCGCTCGCAAACGCCGACCCGGCACACCCGAAGGTTGCGCTCGTCCCGCACGCGGGGGCGTGCGGCTGGTGCGTGCTCATCGGATCGCGCGGCTTCACGAACACGGAGCAGGCGATGGAGCACATGCGCCACGACGGCTGCAAATGCACGACGGTCGTGGACTTCGACCGCGACAACCCGGCGCTCGAGGGGTACGACTCGCGCGAGCTGTATGACATCTACTCCGACGTGAGCACCTACGAGAACCAGGACAAGTGGCGCGAGGAGTGGCTTGCCATGAGCGACGAGGAGCGCGCCAGGTACGTGAAGCGGAAACGCGACAAGACGGGCGCCGTGAAGGAGGTCGAGGGAGACTGGTCGACCTACGTGCGAAACCGCACGGTACAGGAGATGAACGTCAAGCTCAGGAGCACCAAGGCCACGCGCATCCAGTAAGCGCCGAGCCGGCAAAAGAGAAGTCCAGGGGCCGCCCTTCGGGGCGGCTTTCCTTTTCCTGCGACAACTTGCGACACGTCCAATAGTCAAATCATGATAGCCGCCGTGGGCGCATATCACGGATAAAGCCGCGCGGGGCGTCGTGCCGCGACGTACGACCCGGAAAGACGGGGGCATATCAGCTGACGACCGCCAAAGGCGGGAAAGGGGCTAGTCAAGATGACAGACGCCAAACCCACTATCGACCAACCAGAGGCCCAGGAGGGGCAGGACGAGCGCCAGCAGGAGCGGACGTTCACGCAGGCAGAGCTCGACAAGGCGATCTCCGAGAGGCTGAAGGGCGAGCGCAAGAGGCACGCCGACGAGATGGCGAGGTTCTCCGACTACGACGATTTCAAGGCCAAGGCCGAGAAGTACGACGAGCTGGAGGCCGCCAAGAAAAGCGAGCTCGAACGCGCCAACGACGCCGCCGCGGCCGCTTTGAAGCGCGCCGAGGAGGCTGAGGCCAGGGCAGCGAAGCTCGAGGCGAAGGCAGCGCATGACGCGCTCGTGTCGAAGGTGGCTATGGAGGAGGAGGTCCCGGCAGAGCTTATCCACGGTGACGACGAGGAGGAGCTGCGCGCATCGGCGCAGGCGTTCAAGGCGTACGTGG